TATAAAGTATTGTCCATGGAAGTCAACATCTGATACATGGAAGTATATACCAGATGATGTGTATCTTCAAGAGATGAAGAAATACTCTCATGATACAGTGTTTTATGTCTCTACTGATTTACCAGATAGGTATTATCTCAAATATTGGAAGAGTGTTCTACCTGGACGAGTAGTTACGCGCCATGATATAATAGACGAGGTGAAAGAAATTTTTGTAAGATATTATGGTGATGAGATTCTAAAGAAACCAAAGAAGTATAAGATGCTATACCAAATGCTTGATTGGTTTGTCTTATTATACTGTAGAGAGATTTTAATCTTAAAACCAATTACTGCACCAGCAATCTCTGCATTCTCTGAGACTGCATTGAAGATTGGCACTGCATCGGCAAACATTGTAACTGTTTAATTGTTATGACTAAAGTATTTGAGCAAACAAGTCATCTTCCGTATGATCGCCATCATTATGTGGTAATTCATCAGAATGGAAAAAAAGTTGTTTTTGATAACTGGGAGGATACTCAGAATCATTGGTTTATTACTGAGTCAAAATGGTTAAGTCATATTGAAGTGATTGAACCAGTGAGTAAGAAGAATAAGGGATTTTAAATTCTATTTGATAATATGCAGATTTAACCTGAAATTACCTGTTTTTAATGCTTTTTTAACTTATAAATGTTAAAATAAATGTATATGTGTTGTTTGTTCTTTTGCTGACATACTGTGGAAAACTCTGCGTATTCTGTGGAAAAGGTATGAATTACTGTGGATAATGTTATAAATATGATCTAAAATCTCTTATAAATCTTCTAGATCCTCTAGATCCTTGTGATCTTGGACCGCGTATTATAGCACAACCGCGAAAAAAATACAAGAACCGCGAAGAAAAATATATGAGGGGTCTCACAAATCTCGACGAGACGCGCACTTGACAATCTCGACGAGATGTGCGTCATCAATCATATATCAATCATATAAATCTCGACGAGATGTGTGCGAATCATCATAATATCAATCATAAGATCATTATAACATTCTAAATATCATCGTGATTGTCACGTTCATGCGTTGACGGATATTAAATCTCATAGTATAATATCACTGTTCGCACAAAGGTTCTCATGGCATCTTCAGTTTACCACGCAGCACAAAAGCGCAAAGTTCGTGTTACTTTAGAATTCGAAGTTCGTGACGATTTTGATGCTCATCAAATCAATTATGATGACGTGTTCCAACTGGAGGGTGATGAGACCGTGAGTGCATATGTTGAAGAACTAGACGCTACGAATTGGTGAGTGGGTACACCATAACTACTTCTTAACATATTATAATAACCCATTAGTGTGTGTTTGTGGGATGGCACACATTAATGGGTTTTTTCTTAATGTTTTTTATAAAAAAATATTGCAAGTTGAGTGACGATGCATTGATCAGGCAGTTACCCCACTGCCGTTGGTGCTGATTGTCCATAGATTATAACGACTTTTAAAACGCTGTGAGAGGTGCCTGTGACAGTCTGTGAGGTGGTTCGGAAGCGGTTGCCAGGGGTTGGAGGGGTTGGTAATATTTGTGCAGTTCACCCAACGGGTCATGACCACTTTTAAGTCCGCTCTCCAGTCCCTGCCTCAGTTCGTCCTAGAAATGGACGCCGACTGGTGCATGGTGTATGATTGGATGGAAGACCAGTGCGGTCCTCTGAAGGACTACCACTGGGAGGAGGTCAGTCAGGTCTTCAAGGAGACCTTGGAGGATTCTCGCTACTGATTCCCTCAGGGGGTGGACACCACCCCCAAATCTGCTACACTGATTCCAGTTCACCCCACTCACAACCCATGGGAACTCGCTCTCGCATCGGTCTTGCCCTCGGTCCTGATCAGATCATCAGTGTTTACTGTCATTATGACGGTTACATTCAGTATACTGGTCGCAAACTAATTGACAACTACCTTTATAAAGAACAGGTAGAAGAACTCATCAACGGTGGCGATATGTCCTCGCTTCACTCTACCCACATGTGGGAATCTGCACCGTTGAAGCAAACAATTCACCATGCTGATGGTACAAAGACCGTCGATTACATGCGTGATGCTGATGACAACTGGGTCTATTCTCCAGTGAAAGCAACACCTTCGCCCCTGTATTACAGTGAGCGAGGTGAGGATGCTCCCCCTAAGATTGGCGACTTCGATGACTTCCTCAGTGGTAATTGTGGAGAAGAGTGGTGCTATCTGTTCACTCCTGGTGATGGTTGGCAGTGTTGGAAGTTGGGATGGGGTGACACTAACACCGCTGAGTATGACTTCCTTACAGAGGAACCACTGACTGTTGGCAAAGGATCTCTTGTGACGGTCTGAGCACTGTCCACCAATCCCCCCAGAACCACCTGGGGGGTGCAATAATTACTTCAGTTCACACCACTCCAATGAACGAACTTGACGCTGCATTTGACTCTGCTCTTGAGGAATTGGCCGCGGCGAAAGAAGTCACGGTAGATTACTACATGCTAGAATTTCTTTGTTCAGAAAATCTCGACGAGACGCGCACGCAAGTATCATGAAGTATCAAATCACTTCAATTCAATTCGATTGTTCTCTCGATTGTGAGGATGATTGGTCAGAATCAGATCAGATCATGACAGAAGAACGTCTTAGTGATGTTTATGTCGGTCAATTCTGGGATGCTGATGATGAAGAAGATCTCATGGATGAGATCAGCACTGCATCAGGATGGTGCGTCAAATCTGTAGATTATCGCATTATTCTCAAATGACACCTAATGCACCCTACGGTTGTCAGACTTACAAAGATCTTTTGATCATGTTACAGTCTATGACAGCAGAGCAACTAGACTGCACTCCTATGGTGTATGATCCAGATGCTGATGAGTATTATCCCATCACAACACTTCTCACCGCATCCGACACCAATCAGGAGTTAGACTCTGATCATCCCTACCTCTCATTCTGACATGAACAAAGAAGATCTGATTCATTCCTATGCTCAGCAACTGCTGGATAGCATGGACATGAAAACAATGGAATGTTTTGTTTATGACACATTGGTAGAAAATCTCACTGATTACACTCAAGAAGAACTAATCACTGAGATTAAAGATTATTATCCTGAACTGTTGGAGGATCAGGAAAACTAATCAGTCAGGGGGTTGACTCTGCCCCCCATCCGTCCTATTGTGACCTCAGTTCAAACAAACACATGGACCGCCTCACTTCTCTGATCCCTGAGCGCACCGACTTCAACGGTTGGAAGAACTGGGCAACCTGGAACGTGTCCCTCTGGATTCAGAACGACTACGAAACCTATCGGGTCGCTCAGCGTTATGACTCCTACGACTCCCTGATTCCCCGTCTGGAAATCATGTGGGGTCAGATGACTCCTGATGGTGCTCGCTGGATGGATCCCACCATCGACACCGCTGCCCTGGATGAGATGCTGACCGATCTCTAAACTGGCACAAGGGGGGTTCCACCCCCCAACCAGTCCATGCTATACTGATTGCATCAGCGGGGGTGAAGCATCCCGCTCAAAACACTTCACTCAAACCTTTATTTTTTTATGATCATGACTGCTACCCCTGTTGCTCCTACCGCTCTGGAAGTCTCCACCTTCACCTCCTCTGCCCTTGATGCCCTGAGCATCATGGATGATGGTAACGTGACCGTGACCTTTAAGGGCGGACGCAATTACAACTACACTGTGCAGGATCCTGCTCGCTTCCAACAGGATGCCAATGAGGTGATCCGCCTGGGTGAGAGCGTTGGTTCCTTCATCAACTGCCAGATCAAGGATGGCACTCTGCAAATCGTGACTGCCTGAGTGTAGAAAATCTCGACGAGGTAATCATCAAATTATCTCGTCGAGTATCAATCAATTAATCTCGACTAAATTCACGTCATCTAAGGATTCAATTATGTCTACTGAAATGATGACTACTCTTTTGAAGAAAGGTCAAACTGGTTCTGAGATCCTCTGGATTCTTGAGAATCTTACTTCTGAGGAGACTCCATCAATGGATCAGAAGATTCATAAGTACATGACAAAGTGTGCTACAATTCAACCAACAGATCAACCAATTGAATTCTGATGGACACCCTGGCAACCGTCACGCCAAAATCTAGCAAAGCAAAAAACCGTTTTGCTAATCTAATGGGATGTGACGGAACCTGTATCATTGAACAGGTTAAAGGCGACATGCTATTCTTAAGAAGTGCAAACAATCGCAACTTCTTCTGGGTTAATGTCAACAATGACCCCCATTGGATGTTAAACTAAACGGAGAATGCCTATTGTATAGTTTGTGTGATTGATTTGTAAGTAAGTGGGTTGTATCATACCACGCCTTCGGCGTGGTATTTTTTTATATTTTTTATTGTGCTTCCCACCCCTCCCGCCCTCTAGCGTAGGGGCAGTGTGCCCCTAAAGTCAACCCCTGGGCTATAAGTATTTCTGATGTCACTGATAAGCGTTGCTGATCTAAAACCTGTTGACTTTGCAGCGGATCGCTGCAATACTTTGAGGGTCGAAATTCATTTCACGACATGGCACACACTGATTCGATCGTTGCGATGTATTTCCAGAGCAACACTCTCGATCGCCAAATAGGTCTGCAATGGTACAGCAACGCCTATGGCGTTTGTGTTGACCTTGGCGAAAAGTATGGTGTCGATTCTGACATCGTGGCAGGTGTGATCGCTGCACTTTCCCCAAACAATAAGTGGGAAAGAAATGTAGAGGATGCTGAGGCAATGTTGCGTGCCTGGGCATATGAAATCCCCTACAATTCTGTCTCTGTTTGTAGTTACTCTGCAAACAAAGATAAGGCGATCATGATTCTTGATTTGCAACTTAAAAGGGAGCAAATTGTGAAAGTATTGCGTGGCAACAAAACTATCGCATTTTTTCTCTGTATTGCCACTGATGGTAAAAGTGACACGCCTTGCATTGATGGTCACGCCTACAATGTTTGGAACGGCAGTGTTTCTAACCTGAAAGCGGTTCCTGCTATGTCAGACAAGACTTTCGGTAAGATTCAAGATGCTTACCGTGACGCTGCTAAGTTAATCTCTGAGGTGACAGGTAAGGTACACCTAGCATCGCAAATTCAAGCGATCACATGGGTTGCATACCGTCGCATTCACAAGGGTTTGATCTAACCTAACAGGGGGGCGATTGCCCCCCATTCTTTATCATGAAAACCAAAAACATTCTAAAAGAGTACATGAAATCCTGCGGATTTGAACTAGTCCGTGAGAAGAAACATTATGTTTGGCGTGATGCTGACGGTGTGCAAATTGTCACCGCCAAAACTATCAGCGATCATCGCGCAATTGCAAACATAAAGAAAACAATTGCAAAGGTACGTGCCAATCGGCAAAGCGCACACTAACGCTTGAAATGCACCCCGATCGGTGCAAATATACATTCAAGCGAGGCAACGGACCTCGCACAACCCAAACGAGCATCATGTGGGCAATCGGTCCTGATTTCAACTTTAACGAGGCAATGATCGAAATGTTTTCTGATTTCGATTCTGCCAGGGATGCTGCATTCGATTGGAGTGTAGAACTGCACGGGAGAAAAGTTACCATCTGGAAAATGGGAACTATTCAACCGATCAAGTGGATGGAAATCACCGCCTGATTTGAAACACTTAGGGGGAGCAATCCCCCTCCCATTCTTCACCTTAACATCATGGCAATCGGCATCACTATTCGCTACCAAACTCCCTACAATTCTTGTGAGTGGAGAGAGCAAACATTTGCCACTATTGATGAGGCAAACCGTATGGTTGATTTCTATCGCTCCTGCGGATCTCCTGCTGAGGTTGTAACTTTCAAGTCCACAAAAAACTGACATCAGAACAATGAAAGATCTCCGCTTGAAACTTTCCGAACGCGCACAACGCGAACTTGATGAAAAGAATTGTGTGGTGATGACTGATGCTGAATGGCAACACTTTCTCTCACAACTTTTCATTATTTCAGATTGTGACAAACCCGCTCCGACGACCTGGCAGGTGACCCTCTAGGCGTTATCATTAGATCACGCGGGACACACCCGCACAACCCAACCCAGACCATGATCATCACCGCAATCGACCGTTGCTTCCACACCGCGATCCGCATCGCTGCCCGCAGCATCCTGATCAAGAAAGGTCCGATGACAGGCACCGACCTAGTTCGCGCCATGGGTCTTGATCCTAAGCGCCACAAGGGCACCATCCACGCCGTGCTGGTGGATCTGGAAACCCGTGGGCAACTGGCAGCAACCCGAAATCAGAAAACTGGCAAGCGGGACCTCTGGTTTTCCATGCCCTCCACCCGTCGCAAGCGTGATCTGATCGCCGCCGCTGTAGTGTGAACAAAGGTAACGGGCACCCTACGGGGTGCCCCCCTAGTCGCTATCATGATCAAGTCCCACACAGACAACCCCATGAATCCTTTCACTGATCAGCAGCAGATTGAAGAAATCTACACTCCCACTGATGAGGATTGGCAGGCAGTTTATGATGATGATCAGGAACTGGAAATGTACTCTCTAGAGTGCGCTTTCGGTCCCGAAGAATAGAACAATCGGGGGACAATCGTCCCCCTTATCTCACACCCTGATTCTTTCAATTCTCATGGCACTTACCATCTCCGAACTGCAATCTGAAACCGATTGGATTGCTGCGATTGATGAATCGTTCGATTTTGATCTTAGCAACCGCACACTATGGGCGCGGTTTGGAGCAACAATTGACGCTATTCCTGATGACGTTGTAGATTCTGTTGATGTATATTGTCCGAATAGTGTTCCTGCGTGGACTGCTATTTGTGACGCTAGTGATGAAGAATTGGCAGAAGGTACATTCTTCCGTTACATCGTAATGGCACACTAAGTTACATTTAGCGGGTCGCTGGGTATAAAGAACTCAGCGACCCTTTTATGCGTGAGAGCAACACTTAGAGTCGCTGAGTTCTTTATACCCAGCGACCCGTGAGTTAGGTATACTTAACCCCTGCATTCGTGCGGGGGTTTTTTATTGTTCGTGCGGACACATTTCATTGATCAGCATTCCTTATGGCAGTTAATTCGATCGATAAGTTATACTAATGCGGCCCCCTGCGTTTATAATGAGCGGGTCCCTCTAACCTACAGAGGTGACAATTCGAGTGTGTGTTATAAGGTATATAAAAAAATCGCGCAGAAAATTTTTCAGGTAAAAGGGTGCTATAATAGAATCAATGAGAATTTTTATGATGCGCCGCCGAAGACCTTATTGGAACATGTGGAGAGTAATCTTTACATATTGGATTGCGAAGCACCCGAAGGGTTTTTTAGTTAGCATTGGAATTCTCATTATGGTCATATATAATACGTTCCGATAATGAATTTTGTATGGAATCACAGACAGTTTATCACATTTATAACAAAAGGAATCAATGTTTATATGCAGTATTAACTGAAGAAGAATTCCGTGAGAAGTGGGACAATCTTGATGATGAGAATTATGAGTATGAGAAACTAGAGATAAATAAGAGAATGGTGGCAGAATCTTCATATTGACTTGCTACATATAAACTGTTAAAATTGATCTGAGAGAATTATTCTAAAATGGCAAAAGGATTTACTGTAAAGGCAGCAGCACCGACTGCGCCGAAGGAAGACTGGGATTATGATGCAATTAAAGAGCGTATGCAAGGCAAGAGCATTGTGTTCTGTCTGCCTGGGCGCGGTTGTTCTTATACATTCCTAAAGAGTTTTGTGCAACTATGCTTTGACCTTGTACAAAACAACATGAGTATCCAAATCTCACAGGACTACTCATCGATGGTTAACTTTGCACGTTGTAAGTGTCTTGGTGCAAACGTGTTGCGCGGACCCAATCAAATTCCCTGGGACGGCAAATTGAAGTATGATTATCAACTTTGGATTGATAATGACATTGTTTTTAATAGTCAAAAGTTCTGGCAACTGTGCGATCTTGCAGTACCTGGACCAGATAAAGACGGTAATGCTCAGGATGAGCGAGAGATTGTCGCTGGTTGGTATGCTACTGAGGATGGGCAAACCACCTCGGTTGCCCACTGGTTGGACGAAGAGGACTTCCGCCGTAATGGTGGGGTGATGAATCACGAGACTGTGGAGAGCATCTCGAAGCGTCGTAAACCATTCACAGTTGATTATACAGGTTTTGGATGGGTTATGATTCGTCATGGCGTCTTTGAGCGTCTTGAGTACCCCTGGTTCGCACCTAAGATGCAAGTCTTTGAATCTGGAGCAGTTCAGGATATGTGTGGAGAGGACGTGTCCTTCTGTCTGGATGCAAAGGAAGCAGGTATTGAGACTTGGTGCGATCCTCGTATTCGTGTTGGACACGAAAAGACTCGCGTAATTTGATGAGTAATTCACAAGGCCGTTATAACTTATGCTATAATGGTCGAGTAATTTACAAAAACCTCTCATTCGACGATTGCTCGGATATAATACAAGACCTATCTGAGCAATTTTATTCAGGTGCAGACATTGACCCTGAACTTATTGAACTTGATCCTTTATTTGATTAAAAATTATGGCAACTCGTAGGACTTCTGGTAACACTAAAATTGAATCCAAACCCAAAAAAACTCGTCAAGGGCAAGGGCAGCATACCAAATATGCAGCATCATCCCGTAATGCAGCACGTAAACGGTATAGGGGTCAAGGAAAATAAATAAAACATAGTCTTGGGTTAAATTAGAATGAAAAATTTGAAGTTTATATCTCAAGACAAAGAATTAGCACTGATTCAGGAGTTAACGTATAAGATTAAAATGTCCAACTGGGACATTCATCCAAGTAAAACTTGCTTCTTGTGCGTTTCTCCTGATTATTCAAGTATTGTAACTCAACATCTCTCGCACTCATTGTCAATGGGGCGGGAGATTTTTCATATTGAAGCGGTAAACGTACCATTTCCAGACGAAGACCCCAAAAAATATCAAATTAATTTTGAATTAAACTATATTGAATGGGTTTTAGACTGGCAAAACTTTGTTTTGATAGAAGCAGGTGTAATTAAAGGTGGAACTTATACCTGGATTACAGAGATAATGAAAAAATATACTGAAAAAAACTATTATACAGTCGCATTATGTGAAAATATCAATAGTAAATTCCAAAGTGATATGGTTTCACTATACTATAATGATAATATAGAAGATTTGCATTACTGGTGGGAACAACCAAACAATCACTGGACATAAATCACGGGATAGCAACCCCGTAAAAAGTTCTGATCTAAACAATCAGGAGCAAAAATGGGACAACCAGCAGATCGTAATCAAGAATACATGATGGAAATGTGGGGAACCGAAGCATTAATAACAGATTATGGTTCATTAGCAAAAAAATTGCAATCAAATACGGAAAAAAGAATGCTTAGAGAGATAGTTGAAGATGATATCACTCCAAAAAAGCATGACTTTGAACATCAAAATGAAGTTCATGAGAAAATTCGTAACGATAATGACTATGATGATTGGTCATATGGCACAGAACCTACTTGGGGACATGAATGGTAAAAAAATAGGTATAAATAAAGCATAACTATACCTACTACAATGCCAATAGAGCGTGTCAGTTCTGGGTTTAAGGATATAAGCCTTTCTCTCAAAAGAAATCCTTTAACAAAAGACATTGTTGTATTGAGAAATCAAGATGCGATAGCACGCTCTATTAAAAATTTAGTATTCACATCAAAGGGTGAGAAGTTTTTTGAACCAGAAATAGGGTCTTTATTGAGTCGTTTACTATTTGAGAATATTTCACAAGATCTAGTTAATGATGTAAAAAGAGAAATTGAAGTTGTTATAAAAAATAACGAACCTAGAGTAAAACTTTTAGATGTAGTTGTAATACCAGATTATGATTTAAACCAACTAAATGTGGATATAGAATATTTAATTATTGGCATTGAATCTTCTCCTCAGCAGTTATCATTCATATTACTACCCACAAGATAAATGTCAT